TCTCATTAGAACCCCTATCTCAAATACAGCAAAGCGATTATACCAGAATTGTAGTAAGAACACAACGGTTAATAAAATAGTAACTGCCCATATTTATGGTTTTTTGGCGTGAAAAAATTTTCATACCAGTACGTTTTTGGAACCCCAGTCTATTTTTGCCCCCGCCAGATGGTTACCAGAGGGGAGTCGAATACCGGCCCGTAGTTGACTAGAGCACTACCGCGGCGGAATCTGCCCCCGCCGCGCAGGGTTCCGCGGCAGCGGTTCCCCTGCCGGCAGCTGCGCTACGCCAGCTGCGGTGCGCTGCAGCCTTCTTTAGGTAAAAAGCAATGAAGCGAAGACGAAGCCAGCAGCGAACATGCATGCCCACACTACGTAGTCATCGACGTCCATCAGTCGTTGCAGAGCTTAGCAGTAGCGAATAGCATCAGCTCCTCCAGGTCGCGTTGCTCAGCTAGCACAGCTGTGTCAGTCATCAGCTGCAGTACTGTCCATTCGATTACCTTATTCATTCCACTTATCCCCTTTGAAATATGACACTTGTACCTCGAGTACTGCAGAGCCAGGCCAGTAGTCACGATTCACCTTGAATCCCTTCATCCCCAGGCAGCCTTCCAGGTTCTTACGCTCTGACTGATCCTTGGTGTCGATGTAGATGCATGACTTACGGCCGTACGTCTCATTGCGAATGCCAGCAGCTGCCAGCCCCTTATCTATATACTCCCCGTTCTGAAAGAACATTGTGAGCGCTTCGAATAGTTTCTTCTTCGATTTCATATTTCCTCTCCGTCAGAATTCACCAGGACGTATTCTTCGTTAGCCAGCTTAGCGCAGAGGTTCATCGTTATCTGAGCAATAGTCATTGCAATCACTCGCTCCTGGCCAGTGAATCGCTCACAGTATTCCATCAGCTCGTCTAGCGACTCGGGGGTGTAGAATAGATTAGATGTAGGTATCATACTTCACCTCCAGCCTCTAGTGCCTCTAGTGCGGCCCAGACTTCGTCAGCCAGGGCACGGTCCTTCTCCAGGACAACCGTGTCGGTCATCAGGTTGAATACGGTCCAGTTCCATGCGTTCATACTTCACATCCAATAAACTCGGGACTAATCTCGTTTGCTTCCATCATATCGATCACATCAGCCTCAGACATATACTTCAAGCACATGATGGCGATATCGGTAGGGGTATAGATGCCTTCGATCATCAGATCGTATACGTAGCTGCGTGGATCTTCCATTATGCTGCCTCCAGTTCTTCAATCAGATTGTTTTCATCCACCAGGATCCGGCTGGTCGTATCCGTTCTCCAGCGAAACTGAACCGGCTGATCCAGCTCTACCGTGTACTGCACTTTGCCACCGTACTTGACGCGTGAATCGAGAACTACTCCGGACACGACGGTCCCCAGGTAGTTTGCCTTGACGGCAGATCCGTCCTTGACCCAGCTCATACAGCCTCCACGAAGATTGCATTGTAGACATTCTGACGAACCTCCCGCGTACCAGCCTCGTGCAGACCCCGTACGGTCGAGATGTCGTCCAGGTAGTCAAACACCTGATCAAACGTCCAGCCAAGTTGTCCCGCAGCGATTACGAGACCATCGATTACTCCATTACCGTAATCGGAATTCATTCCGTAGTTAGTCATACAGCCTCCTTAGTTGCAAACATACGACGACCATCACGCATAAACTCACGCAGCTCACGACGAATCTCAGATGGATACTCTTCCTCGTACTCGTTGATAAACATCAGCGCTTCCAGGATCCCGTACTCTGGACGGGCCTTGCGGAGATACTCAACTTCAGACATCAGGTTGTTGAACTTGTTCATTATCCTGCCTCCTTATACCGTGAAACCACCGAACCGCTTGTCCTTCGCAATTTCCTTCCTACGCTTAGCATACTGCTTGCGAATATCGTTCTGATCCATCATCTCGCTGAGGATGAACTTGGCGATATTCATGTTCTTACGAGACTGGTCCAAAGCCTGAGCATGACCAAAAGTCTGCAGTTCCTGAGCATCAGACAACAAACCCATCACAACCATCTCCAGGCCACTGCAGCGAGCAGTGATACCGTTCATGTAGTCCTCGCGGATCTCGTCCTCAGTCATTCCGTAGCAGCGGGTCTCGAATTCAGTCATCTCTATCTCCATTCATCGTTTCAGTAAGCCCATTATGGGCTTCAAACGGAATTAAGTCAACATGTTGTTCAACCGCAGAAACAGTGGAGATTTGACTTTATTTTCTGTTACAAGTATATTAACTGGTTTCTCGCTAACTCGAGGTGCCGGCAGTCGCTGCGGAATTGAAACCCCTGGCAGGTACATGTAGCAGAGTCGTCCTGCAGGATAACAGTATACTCAGCTCCCCTGCTACCCTCTACCTGCACGGAGACTATATGCTTTGTGTTCTCCTTCGTCTCCCCTGCATAGTGCGAGACAAACTGGAATGTTCTGCCGCGTGTAGAGAAGCGTATAGGCTGCTTGAACATATGCAGCGGCTCTTCTCCGAGTATGGAGTATCCATGCATGTACTGCTTCGATTCATCCAGCAGATACACATGGTTCGGAGTAGTCCAATCAGTTGTCTCTCTATAAAGATTCATAATTTCCCGCTGTATCTAATAGGTGCGATTCTACGAAATATTATATCGTGTACTGCTGGTTTCGGGATATATTATATCGTATAAATGCAGCTGTAAGTCATTCGTGGCTTGAAAGATAGGAATTGAGTCTCTCAACTTGTGAATATGATCAGTGATTTTGATATACTCTTCATCTGGCAAGACAGTCTTGTAGATCATCATTCCAAGCTGAATAGCACTTGCTGCCACAGTAAGGGGATCTTTAGTCTCCTCTAGCAACTCAGTAGATAGATTGGTAAATCTTGTAAACGTTTTTAGCATTGCTTCATCAGCTTTATCCATTTGTTTCATCCTTGTAATTGACGAGCGTAGAAAAACACTCAAAGTCACCCCACGTCATAGAGAACGACTGTCTAGTACCATTCTTCTCAATGATACAATCAAACCCCTCGGTGTTAGACCATTCCGTCACTTCCATGAAACAATCTTCACCAGAGAAAAAACAATATGGCTTGATCGGCTGATGCTTAGCCAACCTACTATACTTTTCGATCACAACTCTCTCCTTCACTCGGATTTAATACATCCGGAGGCACGCTAATGTTGAAATGCCTAAAGATTGCTGCCTTGTCATGCTTCGACCTACAAAAAGACGCACACTCTATGCAAACAAGATATAAGAACTTCTCATTGTATACATCAATCCACTTGTCAGTCGATATACCATGCGGCACTAACCTCCTTGCCTCAATCGATATCCTTTCTGAAATCTTTTCCATGAAGAAAATACCCCTCTATCATTCTAGCAGCCCCAGCACTAGTCGTCTGCGTCACATTCCCATCATTACAGATCTGTACACACTTGGCCACAACTAACATTGCAAACTGCTGAAGCTCTCTGTCATAATTACACGACCAATCAACACCACCCTCTGGAGGACCCCAAGGCTCATCCATCCACAAATTGAACCCAGCTTCCTCCACCAAAGATAATATCTGCTTGTTCATCGTGCAATCGCAACCAAACAAAATACAAAGAACCCAACATACAAACAGAACTTACTCAAGAACGGAAAGAACTTGACTGGCGGATGATTAACGATCTTCGTTTCCATATCTGACTCCTGTATATTTGTAAAATTTACGCAATGCCTTACCATACTCAAGGTCTAATTCTAAGACAACATCCCCGATAAAACTCTCACCACTTTCGAGTACATTGATCTCATAAATTGAATACTTCCTTGTTCTACAATCATATCCGAGCGTTGGTGCAAGATACATATCTGCCTCTTCCTCCACATAGACATCAAAACTCACCTAACTTTCCTGCTAGCATCTTGACAGCACGACTAGCAGATTCGTTTGCACTAGCATGAGCATAATCATTCGACAGCGAATTAAACCCATCAAAAAATACCCACTCACCAACTTCATTCTTCGTCTCAACAACGATATCATACTGCTTGTCAAAAGGACTCCCATCATGAACAATCCTCACGTTACCGAAATCTTGAGCAACATACATTATTTGATCCTCCTACGCGATGGCATTGCGAACATACTATCCTCTGGAATTCCACGCTTAGCAATCGCACCAAGCAACGCATACGATCCACCAAACGCTTGATAAGGATTACGCTTCACCTTCTTCTCTGGATAGACATTAACAGTAATACCTTCTGCATTCACATAAGAACTAATCGGCTTCATACGTACCCCATCTTCTCTAGATAACCAAACGGAAGACCATTAACGAACTCAAAACTCTCGACCTCATTCTCAAAATTTTCTGCTCGCAAGAACCAACCTACAATAGCCTTACGATTTGAACAATCATGCATCAGACTGTCAATACGAGCTTCAAATTCTTCTGCAGCCATCTTGAAACCTTCTTCTTCATCAATAATAGCACGATTAAGATCAACTAGCATGCTATCCCACAACGCTTGCTTCTGCTCGGGATTGAATGCTGCAAATGTAGCCCAGAAACCACTGTCCGGACGAAACCCATACGCGTCCTTGTGCAAATCACTAATGACGTTCTCATCGAATGTGTACATATCAACTCCTCATCAATTCAGTAAGGCAAGTATGAGGGTATTTCGAAATTAGGTCAACACGCTAAGCATCGCATTCTACGCGGTATTCCAGTTCTTTTTCAAATAATTCTGTTAACCAATCACTAAGATCTTGTGTTTCTAAAATAGCAAATATATGATCGGTCGTGAGTTCGCAGAGCGGAACCCACGTAAGTGGCTGCTTACCATCCTTGCCTCGGGTACCCCACGCAAATCCTTGCCGTATATCCTCGAACGGATCCTCTACAGTGAGCGAGAACTCCGTGTAGGGAGCATCATCGTGAATTATACGTCTTGTATAATCGAGACCACCATCAACCATGTACTGTCTACCATTCTTATCAGTGTATACTTTATAGTCATGTCTATGATAAGATTGAAGAACAGTACCATCTGGAGTGATGATCCTGTTACAAACAAGTTGTGGACTAGCCATAGTATTTTACCTTTATGTTAGTTATATCTTTACAAGTTAAATAGTAGGCAACAGTCTGTTCTGTTGTCTTTTTATCCAAAGTTCTGAGATAGTCTTCGTATTTTACTTTACCGCCATACAATAAACGAGTAAAGTAAATACAAAACTTGTAGGGTGTATAAGTTTCCATTAGTTCACCAACATATACTTTGCAAGTTGCTCCCAGTCCCTATCACCAGCCTGACGAATCTTAGCTACATTGATAAGAGTACGCAGGTTGATCTCACGTGCTTCGTTACGATTAGTCTTAAGAAACTCAAACGCCTCGAACTTCATCACAGAAGGGACACTAGGCAAGAAGTTATCACGATTCACAATAAACTCCATACGATCGATCTTCTGATCAACAGTCATCGATAGGTCCACACACATCGAACGACTACGAATAGCCTGATTGATCTTATCCTGAGTCAAGTTAGATACAAAGATCACACCACCAGTAAACTGGAACATAGACGGAATGTTGTCGTCCGAGAAGCTAGTGTTCCAAGTAATGTAACGCTTGTCGTACGAGTCGAGAGCACCCTTCAGAAGGTTCAACGCATCTGGATCCTTCAGAATAGAATCACAGTCGTCAAACACAACAGTAGCATTCCTGTGCTCATACAACAACTTGAACAAACCCTTAGGTGTAGAGTAGCCCTTGATCACAACGAACATAGTCTCGTCAGTCTCAACAGAACCGATATCTACATCCGCAATGAGATCCGTCACATTACGAAGACCAGCACGCTCCAAAGACTCAATAACAGTATGAGTCTTACCTAGACCACCTTCACCAGTAATCACAACCGATGGAGTAATACGCTTAGCAATCATATCAACGATCTTGCCAACAAAGTCAAATCGCTGATTGATAGGAAACTCAACAGCCTTGTTATCGACAGCTTGCTCATCAACATAGCCATCGATCTTCTGCTTCAGGTAATACTTAGACTTAGAACGTGCAACCTCAACACCAGCAGAGTTGTAAGCAACGAACACACCACCTAAGTTCTTGATTTCCATATTATTGCATCCCATAGTAAGTAGCATCCATATCGTAAGAGTAAGCTGCATAACGCATCATCTCTTCGCTTGCGCACAATGCATCAACATAGTCATTGTACACGATCTCAACTTGCTCGTCAATAGCAAGCTGAGCTAGGTCTCTTAACAAAGTATTAACGTCCATGATTCCTCCCAAACAATAATGAGATTATATTGGAGCGTCGAAATTAGGTCAACAAAAAGTTCTTCTGTAAAATCAAGGAGTTAGTCACAATCGAACCAAATATCTCTACCAGATCTCTTAGATCTAAGGTCTTCCTCATAGTAATCTGGAGCGATTGGTTCACCCATATCTTCCTCTGTGGGCATTTCGATTGTAGAGTCGTTCTTAATTAGCCTAGCGGCATTAGCGATGTGGGATAGTTTCCACTTGTGAGTCTCTGCTGCTTCGGTCTTGTAGTACGCAGCAACAGAGATTGATTTGTTTATCTTGTCGAGATCAGAGTGCTCTCTGACATTTGCACAGCTCCTGCTACAAAACAATCCTGGTTTTGTATGCTGTGCATTGCAGCGAGGACACTGCTTGCTAGAAATAATCTTCTTCGGGCGGCCCATTGAAATACTTCTTAGCTTTTTGTACTGCTTCTTCTAAAGTAACAGCAAGTACTTTGACATATGCTACACCATTGTTGATGTACATATCGTATGGTACTTCTCCTTGAAATGAAAATCCATCTGGGACTTTCACAACAACCTCCCATTCTTTGAGATTCTTTATTCTAGATATAACTTTATCGACGTCTTGCCTGTTCATAATTACTCCATTTGGTTAAAGTATCTGGTGAACCACATTGCAAGAGTGAATCTAGTACCGCTTGTAACTTCTTTTACACCATGCTTCATCCCTGCAGGAAACACTACAAGAGAACCAGTAGTAGGTTTTGTTTTATACCCTGATTCAAAGAACGTCTCTCCTCCAGTAAAGTCATCATTTAGATACAAAATACAACTATAATGTCTATTCTTTAGATAACCATCTCTAGGATCATCAGCTCCTGTTCCATTATCAACATGAAGATCCATCTTTCTTCCTTTGACCCACATTACCAGATCAGTGTAATGTGGATAAACTGGCTCACTTGCATACAAACAAACTCTCTGACCTATAGCGTGCCTTGCTCTATCCAAAAGATCTTTGATGAAGAAATCGGCATCTCTGTAACTAACTGTATCATTTTCGTGCCAGGGAAAAGCATCTATGTTTCTATTCTTAGATAGAGATAGCTTGCTAGAACTATAATGAACAAGAGCTTTACATTGTGACTCATCCAATACATTGTAAAATATTTTCATTTCGTTATAGGTTGAAGTGTACATATACTATGTCTCATTCTTCATTGTCGCCATTGAATCCATTGCAGCTTTTTTAATGATATCAACCTGAGAAGGATCATCAGTGAACAAATGAAACCAGCCAGTAGCAATAAACTTGTCTTGAGTTGGAGAAACATTACCTCTATGTGTAAATGTCCAATCTGCAGGAGCAATGATTGTCAAACCTTTTTCAGGTTTAATTTTAATATTTTGATGGAAAAACTCTGTCTCTCCTTCATCAGTTACATCATTTAAGTATGTGATGAAGAACATATGTCTTCCAAGGTTGGGAAGGATCATTGCTGCACGTTCAGTGTGCCATGAAGGATATCCAAATCCAGGAGCATAATGCTGGATGTTTACATCTTCCATCGTTCTGAAACCACACACTGCATCCAAACACCATGGATACTTTTCCAAATAAAGTTCCATGCATTTGTGTACAATATCTTGAAAATAGATTTCGAGAATATATCTATCAAAGAGAACCAAATCGGAACTATCTTTGAACCCCTTTTGATGAGTACCTAGAGGACCAGATACTCCTGGAGCTTGAAGATGTCTATTAGAATTGAAAAAAGATAAGATGTCATTAACAATATCAAGCCTGTCAGAGTACCAGCCCATAACAAACGAATCTAATTTATTTACTTCATGTTCTCTCATAATTATCCAATAAAAAAACCCTACCACGTATTTAGTGGTAGGGTAGCAAGCTGCTATATGTTAGCGCTTGAAGACTCGTGAAACATAGTAGTATGCATTTGCATATGTAATGTTAAGATCAGCAGCAATCATCTGAGCGATCTCACCATTAGTCTTGTCCTTGTTAGCATCAAAGATAGCCTTAGCCCGATCCTTCTTATCGTTGGACTTACCAGACTTGATAGCTTTCACTTTAGTCCTTGACGTAGACGTAGCTACCTCATCAGGATTGAACACATAAGGCATAGTCTTCTTGATCTTCTCTAGCTTAGAATCAGCGACTGCAATAGCTTCGGGACGATCATATTCAGGTTGAATTATCGCTTGCTCAACAAGAGCTTTTGCGATAATACGTGCAGAAGCAAGATCATACTGATCGGAACCACCAAGATCAGAGATGATAGAGTTAGCATAAGATAACGGATCTGAGGATAGTCCGATATCCTCGCCAACTTGTTGAATTGCTTTGACAACTGAATCAGTCTTGATACCATATTGTTTGAGTACTTGTTTACTATTGATCACAGCAGACATATAATTCTCCATAATAAAATATTAACTAGGTGCAACAGTTAACATAGTAAGTTATTTGGAAAAATAAGTCAACACCCTGGTTTCATGCGCTATTTGATGAACATCATCATCAGTCCTGGAACAACTTTGCCAAAGTTTTCTGATGTTTTTTTGAAGAAATCACGATCTGCATCATAATTATCATTGGAACGTACTGCACCGAAACGAGGAACACCATCTTGCACGAACTGACTCATGTGAACAGAGTTATCGACTTTAGCGCCAGGAGAATTGACGATCATTGTACCAATCGTAATGTTATCACCACTGACGATTGGACCACCTCGAGGTCTAGGAGTGTTGGATGTAGATCTAACTATTTTGTGTTCAACAATAACATCTTCCATATAAACAGAACCTTGTTCTTGTTTAGTGGATGCACAACCAACAACGCTAGTTATTGTTAAAAATGTTAATGCAGCTCTCAATGTATTCACTTGGATCTTTCACATACACCTGAGGACTATCGTTGTCCACGGCGATCATAATAACAATCTGTTCAACATCTAAATCATATCTCTCTTTCACCATCAAAGCATAGGCAGTAGATTGTATGAAATAGTTCTGGATCCATTCTTCTCTTTTAGGTTTGTTTGCAGTCTTGTAATCTAGAACTGTAACTTTACCATTGTACTTACAGATAAGATCAGAAGTACCTGCTGCACGTAATCTATCAGAGTAGAGTGGATATTCGATACCATACACCTCATCAACATATTTGTCAACAAAAGGTTGAAGATCTAAGAACAAAGAGGTTGTTGTTGGCATTTTGTTCAACGCAAAGTCTTCTGAGTTACCAATGTAGTCTTCCATCATTGTATGTAACTTAGTTCCTCTGTTTGATGCTTTGTTGGCGATTCGGTTAGCTTCCTGTTCACCAACTTTACTTCTCCATTTTGCTATACCTTCTGCAGACAATTTTGAAAGTATAGTAGTGACAGAACGATATCTGTCACCATCCGGAGTTACATAGTATCGTTTACCATCAACCTCTACTCTTGGTATTTCAAGTCTAGGAAGTAATTTATGCTCGAAGTATTTTGTTCTCACTAACCTAACCCATGTTTCTTTTTAACTTGATCAGTTTTCACTTGAGCAGCTGTCCTTGTAACAGTTCTATTTGCCAATTGACTACTGGGATGTGCTTCTGCAACTTTAGAAAGAACTTCTTTGAAACCAGAATCGGTTTTGATACCACCCACACCACCAATTATATTAAGAGTATCAGAGGGATCAAAATATCTTTGGAGATGAGGATTGTCTTTGATGAATGAATCATAGTCAGAGATACGGACTATGTGTTCCTCTATATCATTAGAAAGTGTATTTAGGAAGGTGTACTTTGCCATATTGTTCAGTATAAATTTTATCGCCTATAACAAGGTAATCTAGATGTGAATCGTAATATAATTGTTCAGCATTGAATGTGTAGCCTGCTATTGGTTTACCACCAAGATTCAAACTCGTATTGAGGAGAACTGGACATCCTGTTAGTTGATAGAACTTTTCAAGCAGCTTTCTAAAATGACCACTATTAGGTTCTACAGTTTGTACTCTGCACGTACCATCTACATGAGTAATTGCATCTAGTTTATCTGTCTTAGCTTTACCAACATACAACATGTAAGGATTATCAAATTCTAGATCAAAATATTCTTCTCGATGTTCAGAAAGAATAGAAGCACCAAATGGTCTATATTGCTCTCTCTTTTTGATCTTGTTAATGATTTCCCTTCCATTTTGTGTCCTGGGGTCCATTAAAATTGATCTATTTCCAAGAGCTCTAGGACCAATCTCTCCGTTACCTTGATACCAAGCTACAGTTTTACCCTGTGATAGAGCTTCAGCTACGAAGTCGATAACTTCATAAGTGGGTTCACTGCTAGGAGCTTCGTCTGTTTGACTGTATGGAAAGTTTGTGAACTCAACTCTAGGTAACTGATACTTTCTCCTCAACCACTCCACAGCACCTATACTGATACCATCATCTGCTGAGTGTGGTAGAATCACTAAGTTCTTAAAATGTTTCTTAAGAACTGTATTCCAGATTACATTCTGAGCAACACCACCAGAATAAAAAATGACATCATCAGGTTTACAATGTTTTTGGAAGAATGAAAGAAGAACTTCACCAGTCTTCAAGTGTACGGTGTTGATCCAGTCAAGCATATGTTGTTTACCCAGCAGAGGATCACCAATATAGTCATTCCATCTATTAAAGTTAAACAATGTCTTGGCGTTGTAGATGTTGGCAAAACCTAGTGTGTCAAAATATTTTTTATCAAACTTACCGTAAGACTGAAGTCCCATGACTTTACCAGCAATATCTACTTCATGTCCGTAGCTAATACCAGCAAACTTTCCAAACTCATTCATTAACAAACCGATCGATCCATGTGCCCACACATCACCTGCTTCAACAAGAGTGTCTTTTTTGAATACTGACCAAGGAACTTCGTTGTCACCAATACCATCAATAATGATTGAGACGTCTGGTTCCATGTATGGAACATAACTTAAGGCGTGAGCATAGTGATGGTCTATCTGATAGACATCACATGAAACAGGAAATCCTATACATTTTTTGACTAGATCAGAGGAAGCTCTTTGAGCGTCAGAGATGAATTCGTTGATTGTAGTCTCTTCCATAGAGATACATATTTTATCTATCTCATCAACAGATACTCCGAACGCTCGTTTAACATCACCCCTCCAATCAAAAAGACCCATTGAAGCGTGATGCTTTTCTTGTTTACTTCTCTCAGTTTTATGATACCTTAACTTTTCACCATCATATAAAGTAAAGTTACTATCATGTGCATTGATTCTCAATCCCAATAATTTCATATTATTCTTTCACTGACCACTCATCCTTTTTCTGAGTCTTAGTATTTTTTCTAGGAGTTCTTTTTTTAGGCGTGTTCTCTTTCGGAATTTCATCTAGTGTAGGCGCTATGCGCGGTTTAGGGGTTGGTGGATGTCTTTTCTTCCAGACCCAGTTGGAAAGCGATATGAGTCCACTTTCAACCCAGTCCATTACTTTGTTGTGCCAAAACCAATCTTTATCGTTCATCCCAGTGCTCCTCTTCTCTAGCAAAATCTAGTTCGTCGTAAAAAACTTCATAACGCTTGTTTCTCAGTGCTCTATCTATGTATTTAACAGATTTGTCACTCGCTTCCTTCTTGATGGCTTTAGAAACATGGTGCTGTTTCTCATCAATTGCGCGAAACTGTTTATTTGTCTTTCCCATCTTAGTTCTCTAGTAATCCTGGATAAACCTCTTGAACGAATTTTTTAGTTATGTTTTTATACGGTAGCTTTTTATCTTTGACACCAATCAACAATCTAGCATCATGCTGATCAACAGTCTCTAACAATTGAACAAACAAGTATTCACGTCTGACTGGTTTGAGATTAGGGTTGCCTCCCTCAATAAACAAGTAAAGACGTCTAAGCTCACTGTACAATATACCTTCTTGATCAGGAAGTGTATTGGGCTTGTAAGGAGGATCTCCTTCTGGAAGAAGGAACTTAACCTTTTCATCATAAGCATACTTCAGCAATGCTCTCAATGCTGGAGAGTCGTTTCTTCGAAGATAATCAACTCTCTCCTGCTTGGTTTCTAGCTCAGATGCATTTCTGAGTATTTCAGATAAACTAAGTTTCATTAAAAATCTCCAGCGTGTTCCATTAATATTTTCAACTTATGTTCCTGAAGGTAACCAATAATATTTACCTTTTTAGGTGTCGCAAGCTGAGCTTTGTATTCGTCAAGAATCTTTTTGACTATCATTTCAGGTATGTGAGCAAGACTAATTAGTTTTAGATTTCTTTCAATACCAACTTTAAGTTCTGGTACATTCATAACCTCTGTCCATGGCATGTCGAGCCACATATTGAGCTTTTGTTTATTGACTGGCCTTTGTCGTATGCCATCCACAAAACAATTATCACTAGACAGAGCATTAGGAATACCATCACCACTATCACCTTTGATCACTAACTCTTTCAAGTAGCGTTTAGGATCTTCGACCTGTACATTTCGTTTGCGAATAGGATCAAACTGAATCACTCGTTCGTTGTGAAGTTGAATGAAGTCTTTGTCAGCAGAGAGGATCAATACATCCTCTTCACTGTTCATACAGAGAGCTGCAATAATGTCATCAGCCTCACAGTTATCTATTTGAATGACAGTGTATGGTAGATGTTGTTTAACTTCATCTCTAATCTTGTTAAGAGTCTCAAAGAGAGAAGGCCAATCAATATCACTTTCCTCTCTAGCTTTCTTTCTACCTGCTTTATAGTAAGGAAATATTTCTTTACGCCAGTAGTTCTTATCATCACAAGCAATAACCATTTGACCATATATCTTGCCAAATTTCTGATTGTATAGACGAAGTGAGTTGAGGATCATGTGGCGAACAAGACCCTCCTCAACAGCAAGGTTAGTATGGTTACCAATCTGCATCATCAAGTTAGAGATGCAGACTTGGTTGAAGTCGATGATAATCATTTTGGAATATAGTCTATCCGTTTAAGATCTTTAAGCATGGATGACAACAGATTAGTCCATTGATGCTTTCTGTTATGCCAACCATAGAAAGCATCAATGTAGGCCTTTTGAGCACCTAGAGTTGTAGCAACATCAGTGCTATTGTACATCCGAATCGCTTCACGAGTCAACTCATAAAATACTTTAGCATGATCACGTTGATTCTCATGCCACTGATACATCCACGTCCAGTTAGAAGCAGTCTCATACAATGCAGCATAGTTAGGATGGATACAGAACACCCCTGCAGACATAGCTTCGATCAAACTGATACAGGATGTCTCCATCCAAATGTTTGGATAAGCATAGATATGAGCTTGTTGAAGTGCTTCTCTGATTTGTTCATTAGGAACAGAACCATGATAGTTGATCTTAGGATGTGATTTACAAACATCGAAGAGAGGTTTGTATGGTTCATCTCTTTGTTCCCATCCATAGATCTTGAAGCTCGAGTAAACATCTAGTTCAATGTTATCAAACTCTTCTGCTAACTTCTCAAACACAGGAACAAGAATCTCCAAACCTCGATGAGGTGTTGTGTGATAGATTAACTTGATCTTGTCTTTAGGTTTCTCTACTTGTGGAATTGGTTCGATAGCATTGTGTAGAACAATACATTTGTGCCATGGCATACCATAGTGACGCTGATATGCTTGCATCTGCCAATGAGAGACGAACACGAGTTTGTCAAACTTATTCCAACCACCGTTTTTTAGATGTTCAGATTCGGGATCGCCAGGAAGATCATGAAGCCAATAAATTTTAATTTTATTGCTGTCTAACTCTCTTACCCTTGATGGGATGATTTGAAAATGCTGTAAAAGGTCTTCAGGTACATTACGATGAAGTGCCTCGAGCATTAGCTCAGTGCCACCCTTAGCATTCTTTGATAGTTCATTAACTTCCATTATTCTTCACCAGAGTCAACTCGTTTCATTTTAAAGGCTTCACGCTTAGCTTTTTCATATGCAAGCTGAGCACCAACCATTGTTCGAAGGTACTCCCCACGTTCATGTCGATCAATGAAGGTAGCAAGTACGCGTTTTGTTTCTTTATTAATCTTAAAGTTACTTGAAGCTTTCATTGCTTTTTCTCCATCTTCTGTAAATAATCAAATGTGTCTTTCCACGACTTCACTTTCACGGTGGTGGCCTTACTTTGCCCCATCTGTATATATGCTTCTTTCAAAGAAGCAGCAAGAGGGTAATCATTACCACCTTCATCCATCTGATCACCAAAAAAGTAAACATGGATAAATGGTTCAATAAAGTACTGAGCAATCTGACCCTTGTCTTTTCCTGGTTCCATAATATCAATACCTGTCTCTCCAGCAACCTGGGCTATAGCTTGGCCACCAAACTTATCGTTAAACAGCTTAGCTATTTTCTTGCGTTCGCCAGTCTTTTTATCATACTCCACATACTTAGCACGCTGCTCTTTATCTGCAGCTCTACCAACTACACTGAAATTTACAAGACCAATGCGGTTTTCAATATGACGCCCAACTTTACCTGTGAAAAGACTCTTGAACAATTGTTCATTTAACCACTGAACAACTGGCTCCTTGAGTGTCCATTTACTTTGGTACATCAACTTGCCTTTATGATAAATAGCATTCCCTGCGCAGCAAAACACAGCTTGAGCAAGGTCTAGAATATCATTACCAAGTTGATCTTGAGTTTTAGCGTAGTCGCTTCCTGTAGCAAAATATACCTGCTTGTTTCGCATCCAGTTCTTGAGCCACTTCTTAAAAACAGGGTCGATTGCATCTCTACTGGGTGTTACAGTACCATCTACGTCAAAAATATACACTTGTTTCATTACGTTCTCCGATTACAGATTTTGGGATCTTACCGTAAAGGTTTAAATAAGTCAACCATAAATACCACTAGTAGTGCAGTTTTTATTATTTTTTTAACATATGGAGTTTTCATGAACAAAATTAAACTTGAATTGACACCAGAAGAAATCAACTTTATGATGAAGCCATTTTTGAGAATGCCTTTCCAAGATGTGGCTAATTTCATTAACTATATCCAAGATCAGATTGATCCTCAGCTCGAAGAACTACAACTTCTTAAATCTGCAGATCCTTCTATTGGTCCTGGAGAAGAAATCCCAAAAGAGGAATAAATGTTATACGGTTATCAAATCCCAACTTTCAATATAGAGACAGTAGTGGATAAAAATGCAACTTTTTATTGTGAGTTTGTTGATTTGAAAAGAAATGGGTATCACCATTTCACTAAAGCTATTAATAATCTTACCTATGATTTTTGGAGACCGTGGTTGGATGTTACTGACAAAAATGTAGACCTCTTTGCAGACTCATTAAAGAAAGTAATAAGACATAAAATAACCTAAAGGATTCAAAAATGTTTCAATATAGATGTAGAATTAATAAAGTATTAGATGGTGATACGGTTGATATTGATCTTGATTTGGGCTTCAATATCATACTTGCCAATCAGAGAGTACGAATGGCAGGAATAGACACACCAGAATCTAGAACGTCAAATGAAGAAGAGAAGCCAAGAGGTCTTCTATCAAAGAAAAAGTTAGCCGAGAAACTCCCTTTGGGTTCTTGGCAAACAATCAGAACATTGAAGGCAGAAGATGTAGATGATAAGTTTGGAAGAATACTTGGTGTGTTCGTCATGGAAGATGGAAAGAGTTTGAATGATTGGCTATGTGAAAATAATTACGCTGTAGCATATCAAGGAGAAAACAAACAATTGGTTCAAGAAATGCATCAGAAAAACAAGCAAGCACTGATTGCAAGAGGAGAACTTAAACCGTAAATGGATCCACTGACACTTTTCGCATTAGCGAATGGTGCCGTTCAAGCAGTAAAGAAAGGTTGTGAGTTATATAAAGAAATAGCCGGAGCAGCGGGTGATGTGAAGGGAGTGTTAAAAGATCTTGAAGAGCAGTTTAACTTTCGTCATAGAGATAATCCTCCTACTACTGCTGAGCGCAACCAATACATTCAAGAAAAGAATCGTGTTTTAGAATTAAGCAAGCAGCAGCCAAATGATATCTATACTCAGATTGGTGAAGAGCTAGGTGTATATTTTGAAAATTACGCTAAGTGCTCTGCAATATTTGAGGAAGAAGAGAAGCATGATAATGAAGTATATACTGGTGAAGTAAGTCTTGGTAAAAGAGCATTGCAGAGAGTTTTAATGCAAAGTCGTCTCATAGCTATGCAAGCGGAGTTACGTGAGTTGATGGTATACAACTGTCCTCCGGAATTGGGGGATCTTTACACTCGTGTAGAGAAAATGATGGAAAGAATGAAAAAGCAGCAAGCAGCTGCTTGGGTGAAAAAAAGAAAAGCTGATAAGATAGCAGCAGAAAAAAGACGTCGTAGACTAGAAATCATTAAATGTAACGCTTGGAAGTATGGAATAGCGTTTGTAGTTTCAATGTATCTTGCTTGGTTGGTATGGGCAGTGGTACAAATTAGAATAGAAGTGCATCCAGAACTAGGACGATGTTTGATTCCAAAAGGTAACTGGCTTTACAACAAATACAATAACCTTAAATGGGTTGATTGTGAAGTACCTAGGAGAGAAGACCCTCAGCCTTAAGATACGTAGTAATATTTTCACCTTCCTCAACTCTTTTCAATCCTGTAGGCTGTTCATTGTCTTTATGAATACAAATGATGTTAGCTTCATATCGTTTGTCAAGTGTAGACTCATCAATGACAAAGTTATCTAGCTCCCAAATATTCTGCGTTTGACGATTAAAGTTATCAGGATTAAACTTTGTATATACATGCCAATATGGAACATAATCAAGTTGAATAATCTTTTCGTAAAGCTCAGGAGCTCCTTGCTTGGCATTGAATTCCAGATATAAATGCGACTTAAACTTGCTTAATGTCTGCTTAGCACCATTCAACACATCTACTTCAAGTCCTTCTACATCAATCTTAATAAGATCAAGTCTTTCGAATTGTCTTGATAGGTAATCAATTGGATAGCATTCAATATAGAGACCTCTATCTTCCTCTTTAAGTTTAAATTCACCATAATTTAATTTAGGAGAAGGAGAAAGAGGATCTATATTAATTACCTTGATTGATTTTCTTTCACTAGAAGCTCCTGCCATAACAGGGATTGTGTTGAGACATGCATTGAAGAGAAGATTAGTTGATAGTAGTTGATGAATATACAACTGAGGTTCAACAGCAACTACAAGCCCCTCATGACATTTCTTGCTAAAATATACAGCATGGGTGCCTATATTGGCACCTATGTCTAGTACACATGAGTTTTTAGTTAGGAATTTATCGAATAAGGAAAATTCTTGTTGAGCCCATTCACCATAAAAGTGAAGACAAGCTCCGATAGGATCATCATTAGGAAAGAAAAAGAATCTTCCGTACCTTGCATGTGCTTGAGCTATAGCAAACTTTACATCTTCTCTCATAATATCTCATGTTGGTTGCGGGGGAAGGAATCGAACCTCCGACCTGTGGATTATGAGTCCACCGCTCTACCGCTGCGCTACCCCGCGATTGATTGTATATGCTTTCTGTGTACCTTACACATTATCCAAGTATTATAATACTTTTCAGGATATAAGAGAACATCTAATTCAAATTGACACCTGGACTCAAAGTAAGTGCACTCACCTTTTGATTTGCATAGGTAGAGTATATATCTCTCAAAATTATCTTTACCCAAAGAATCGACATCTTTCAGTAGTTCTTCATTAGAACCATAGTAATCTTTCCAGTCTGATTCTACTTTGTACTTTTTCTTCTTTCCTTTAACTTGTCTAGTTTTCTGAGAGTAAAAGAACTTTTTTCCTATGTACTCTCTTCCACTAACTAAATTTACTATCTTGTAAACAAATCCGTACTTACCTTCTGGGATTTCAATAATAGATCGGCCTTGAAGTTTCCAATCAGTCGATGTTGTCGTCATCGTAGTACTCCTCATCTAGATCTGAGTCGAATACGTGACCGCAATATGGACAGAATGAAATATCTTCATCAATATTATAACCTTCAACCACAAATTCTGAATCACAAGTTCTACAAATTTTAATTTCTTTTTCGTCACCAATCATACCTTATCTCCACAAAGAGCAATGTAAACCAAGTTTCTTGTTGTATTAGGATCATTCATATCAGAAACGAACTCGCCGTAGTTGTAGTTTTGTGAATACACAACAACTCCTTCACTAGTTGTGTACCACTGATTAAGAACGTAAAGGAGTCTTTCTTTACAAATTAAATGACCAAATGTATATATCTTTTTGACTTGAAAGGGTAAACCATCAAATTTCTGCTCATCACCGTCCTTGTAGATAGTAAGTCCGTGAAGATTGTATTCTGTTTTCTGTTGATCAAACATATATTTGTCAATGTACAGATCAAATGTTGCTGCAGATCCCATGAGTTTCCAATCTCTTTCATTATCAATAATCATAGTTTGTCCATCTTTGTTTCTGATGAAACTTAGACTATATTCGAAATCCTGAGCGGAAGATGTCAAAGATGCTATGAAGAGCATCAGAACGAGAAAGAACGCCAGTATGATTTTCATTTTACACTCCTTGGTGTGGAGTGAATATTTATCATTATAAAAAAAGGCGCCTAAGCGCCTTTAATTTAGAAGTTGAACTGACTTCGGAACATTACTGCCCTATCTCCATTCACTCTACCACCAGAAGACCCTACTAAATGATCAAACTTAGTGTCTACATAATTAACCATAAATCTCAGGTTATCTGTAGCAAACCATGTTATACCGTAGGTAGTAGAGACCGCTCTGTTGGATTTACCAGCAACAACAGTTATGGGAGATGCATCAAACTCGCTTAGACGAACTCCGACTTGCCATGCACCTTTACCACCTTTGTCAACTGGGTTGGATGGTTTGATTGAACTAAACACACCGTCCTTATAGTTATGGCTCTCTCCAGTTAGGTTGTACGTTGCAAGAATATAATGACCAATTATTTTTTGATCATTTCCAGTAGTTGGATCATAGTTGAATTCAAACTGCTCTCCTTGAACTTTCAATCCTTGGTAGGCAATTGCAGCTTCTAGACCTTGACGAGTTCTTGTTGTTTCTCCAACCAAAGCTGGACCAGTAAACCAAGCACTTTGTCCTCTTGATTCTGTTCTACCACTAGCAGGAGTAACTCCACCTTTAATATCACCTACACTATAGGCAGCTCCTAGATGTGCTGTGTAAGCCTTGCTACCAATTAGTTCGGCAATGTTAGTAGTAACACGACCAATATAATCAAGACTATCTGTTACAGCATCTTTGTTACCTCTACCGCGACTTACAGCCATTGCGTAAGTAAGACCTGGTTTAGGAATACCATGTAGCATGAAACCTGTTTCTTTAGCAGGAATAAACTCACCCTCAACCTGACCAATCAGACTTCGTTCCATGAAATCGAGGTTATTAGAGCTAGTTAGCTGCTCGAGACTGAATGGCATTTTAAAAAGACCAAACTGAAACTGAGCTTCTGGACTAGCTGCATAGTTGACCCAAGCAACATCCATTGTTGTTGACGAGCTGGCAGCTCCAACATCATTACCTAGATTACCTACAATTTCATATTTAAAGTCTTTTTGGAATTGACCGCGTACTCCAAACCTTGCACGGCGAACTTCGGCTACGTTCTGATACGTATCCGTGGTTTGACCTGTACCGAAGGACGGGGTGTACTGACGATAGTCCATATGTAATCGACCTGTAAGTTGGATGGTATTGTTTCCATCTTTACTTTTAAGTCCGATTCCGTTTTCTGTGACTGAACCATCATTTGCTCTGGCCTGTCTCCACTTGTTGTTTTCGCTAACATCTTTGTCGATTCTGAATTCCGAGAACTTACGGTTTTCAGCTTTTTCTTCGTGTTCTTGGATTTTGACATCATATTCCTTTTGTGTCAATACACCCTTGTCTTTAAGGATTCGAAGTGTATTTACATAGTCGTCTGCATAAGCAGGTACAGAGAATACCAATGCCACTGATAGTGCTAGTTTTGTAAATGTTTTCATTAGTGTTCCTTATTTCCAAATTGGATTGCCGTCTGGACCACGGAAGTCTTTCTTCCAGTTTTCCTGTACGAGTTTAATTACATCTTGTGGCATGTGAACATATTCCAACTCTGTTGACATTTGACCACCGTTCTTGTAACTCCAATCAAAGAATTTAAGAACTGCACGACCTGTTAATGCATCTGCTTGTTGTTTGTGCATTAGAATGAAACTTGCGCCAGTTGCTGGCCAAGCTTCCTTGCCTGTTTGCCATGTTAGTAGCAAGTACATTCCTGGAGCATTATTCCAATCAGCATTAGCGGCAGCTGCTTTGAATGTAGTATCATCTGGCAATACAAAGTTGCCGTCACGATTCTTTACGGCCGCATAAGGAATCTTATTACGCTTTGCGTATGCATACTCAACATAACCAAATGCACCTTTCAGTCTCTGTACTTGTGCTGCAACACCTTCGTTACCTTTACCGCCTACCCCTACTGGCCATTTGACTGCCGTGCCTTCGCCTACAGACTTAGCAAACTCTGCGTTAGCTTTACCCAAGAAGTTTGTCCAAATAAATGTAGTACCTGAACCATCAGCACGATGCACAACTGTGATGTTCATGGCAGGTAAATTTACTCCTGGATTGATTTCTGCAATTGCTTTATCATTCCATTTTGTAATTTTACCAAGATGAATGTTTGCAATGATATCTGGGGTTAATTTTAACTTACCAGCATCAATGCCGTCTAGATTAAACACTGGTACAACTCCACCTATGATGGCTGGAAATTGTACTAGTCCTTCTTTATCAAGCTCCTCTTTCTTTAGTGGCATATCGCTTGCACCAAAGTCAACTGTCTTGGCTTTGATCTGACGAATACCACCACCTGAACCGATAGATTGATAATTCAATCCAATACCAGTCTGTGCTTTGTATGCCTCTGCCCACTTAGCATAGATTGGAAATGGGAATGTTGCTCCTGCCCCAGTAAATTCAGCAGCATTTACAACACCAGATAATAATAGTAAGGATAGTAATAGCTTTTTCATGCTTTCTCCTGATTGTTGATAATATATAATTTCATAGATTGGTAATATTTGATCCTCATAACAAAAGAGCCCGCCGTAGCACGAGGCTACAGCAGGCTCTGATCTTTTGACCCTAGTGGTCTTCTTTATTTATGTTTAAGCGGCTTTCGCCCAAACATCTTCCCAGTTACCCGAGAGTGCTCCTTTCGCATAGTCTGTTGCTCTGTTCTCAAAGAAGTTTGTATGAGTAGGTGCGTTGATCATCTCCTCAACCCATAGCAATGGATTCTTCTTCACCTTGAAAATCCCTTTAAGACCAAGAGAAATAAGCCTGCGGTCAGCAATATAGCGAATATAACGCTTAACATCTTCTGCATTGAGATCCTCCATTGGTCCTAATGAGAAGGCAAGATCAATAAACTTGTCTTCGAGTTCGACCATCTTTTCTGCAATCGTATATATTCTGCCTTTCAAATCATCGTTCCAGATATCTCTATTCTCTTCTACGTAGGTTCTGAATAACTTGATCATTGACTCAGCATGCATCGTCTCATCAACAATCGACCATGTAACAATCTGACCCATACCCTTCATCTTGCCATGACGGGGGAAGTTAAGAAGCATGATAAAGGAACTGAATAGTTGCATCCCTTCGGTGAAAGCAGAGAATACTGCAATATGAGTAGCAGTAGTAGCAGCATCACCACTCTGTGAGCTAAGATTAAGAACGTAATCATGCTTATCTTTCATCTCCTGGTACTGAAGGAATTCATTATAAGTTGACTCTGGCATACCAAGAGTCTCAATCAAATGTGAGTATGCAGCGATATGTAATGCTTCTCTAGCAGCAAACCCAGCTAACATCATTCTTACTTCTGGTTGTGGAAAGTAAGGAAGATAGTTCTTTACATATCCACCTGCAACATCAACATCTCCTTGCGTGAAGAATCTAAAGATGTGAGTCAAGAACTGCTTCTCTTGATCAGTTAGTTTGTTTTTCCAATCCTTGACATCCTCAAGCATTGGAACTTCAGTGTGCATCCAATGACTCTGCTCGTGCTTCAACCATGAATCATATGCCCATGGATAATGAAATGGCTTGAAGTTGTTTCTTTCGTCTGTTAGTTTTAGTTTTGTTTTCATTTATTTTACCGGCCAATGTTTGTTATACCTTTCGAAATAGAAAGTTAAGTCTTCCTTTTCGTCGTCGTAATACTCACCAACATAATCTGATTTCACAATACTGTGAACATTCTCACACAGTGTTACCAAAGTTATTTTATCTCTTCCAAACCCTAGCTCTCTAAACTCTTCTAGGATCCATTTCCAATTACCACCACGAATTATTCCTGCCTCAACTACTACAAACTGTTTATAATTTTTATGGTTGAGATGCCAATGCATATCATAGTGAAATTTCTCCACAACATACTCGTACGGTTCTCCTGGATATGTTACTTCAATTGGGATGATAGGAATGATCTCTCCCTTGACAGACCATGCATGTGCAAAGTGCATTGCAGCTGTACCTGCAAAGTCCACCGATGCTTGAATGATAGCTGTAGTGTCTGGGTCAAAGTATTCATTATTGACTATTGTTATCAGCTTGTCAATTAGTTCTTTTTCTTTTTCACGAGAGATATAATATAGTGGTCTCATACTTTGTTCTTTTTGCTTACAGCATCCTTCAACATTGATTTGATAATTAACATAACTCTTCCCTTTTCTCTTTCTGTCAGATGCTGGACTAGCATTAACTTATCTTCATAGCTTTTAGCGTTATCTAAAAACTCTTCAGGGACTGTAAGTTTCTTTTTCTTTGGCTTATATTTTTTAAGGTCGTTTTTAATATCGTCGGACATTTATTCCTTCTGTGGTGTGTTCTCTATACAAATCTCACCATTGAAAATATAAACATCAGAGAGAATGCTTTTCTGTTCAAAAAGCTGGTTGTTGTAACATTTGTAGGGGTCTTTGTAGTTCATAAAGAACATATACACTCCGTAGCCAATACCACCAAGAACCATCAGGATGGGAATGTATTTGATATATTTGACAACCTCAGGTAACGCTTGTAGTACCTGAGGTAAAAACTTAAGTAGATCTTTCATTATTTATTTTGATTATTTTTTTCTACCTTTTTCTAGCAGTGCGAGTACTTCTTTGTGGTAATTGATTTCTTTCACCACGTGTTCCATCTGAGCATACAGTGTGAGTAGCTTGATTCTATGCTCTTCAATGAGAGCGTCATCATGAAGTTTAGCTACGCTATTCTTGCTTTTTTTCTTTGGGAACTTTAGTATCTCTGCCATTTTTATCCTCGACTTGCTTTTCAATAGCAGGCTTTTCTTTTTCCTTGTCAGGAAAAGCCTTGTCCATTGCCCAGTTAGCACCCATCCAACCCATTGCTGAGAAGAACCCCCACACTATCATATACGGTATCTCACCTGCCATATCAATTCTCCATTATTTTGTTCACGAAGTCAAGTAATAAATGGTGGTTATTTCCAGTCCAACTGTTCTTCATCCACGAGTAGCTGTTGTACCAGTGCTGCTCTGCTTCGGGATGACATCCGATCAATCCTATTCTATTCTGTATGATTGCCATAGCATCTCCGTTTGGATATCGAGATACCACGTTGTACTTAGTCTCATCACCTACCACTGCACAGCCATCATAAAAGAAAAGATGCTCTGGTTTACCATTCCATGTAACGCTCATGTGCTTTGCATGAGGTCTTCTGGTATCTGTACCAGGACGTGTTATATATTGACTTACTTGAACACCATCGAGTATGTTGAAGTAGTCAGGTCCCGCCCAATACGCTCCCATGCATACACCCAAGTAGTGCCCACCACCAGCAACGAAGCTACGGATGCGGTCAACATGAGATTTAAGTAAACGATTCCAACTATCGGAATCGCCAGTGCCACCAGGAAAAGCAACCATGTCAACATCATCAAAAAAATCATCTTCAAGTTCATGTTTAGTAAACACCTTAAATCTGTAATGAGGAGTCAGTGCTTTGATTATTCCATTACCTGACTGCACCGAACACCTTGGTTGGTGAACAAAAATAGCAATCGTTTTCATTTAGACTGTAAACGATGACCCACACCCACAGGTTGCCTTCACGTTAGGATTCTTAATCTTGAACTCAGCACCCATTAAAGAAGTTTCATAATCAATCTCAGCTTCATTAAGATATTGCATACTCATTGAGTCTACTACAATCTGAATACCATCCTTCTCAAATGTGAAGTCATCCTCTGCTGGAGGATTGTCTTCCATAGTGAATCCATACTGAAAACCAGAACAGCCTCCACCCTGAACGAATATTCTAAGTTTGAGGGAAGGGTCTTCTTCTTCAATTATTGATCTGATCTTACTTGCAGCTGCAGTTGTTATGTTGATCATTATTTTCCTTTGAAGCTACTACACATCGATTCGAATTCCTGTTGCTTAGACATAATTTGACCATAAGATGCTTTTGGATTTCTTTGTCTGTAGTTCTCTTTTTCTCTTTCAATACAAAGATCGTATTGAGAGCTACATCCAGTTAGTAAAAACAATAAGAGTAAACTTTTCTTCATTTGCTTACCTCGACTAATCTGAACCATTTGAAAATATTAATGTACATCCATCCTATATCAAACTCAAACCATTTCAAACTAAGCTTTGGATTACTAGGATCAAGATGATGATTATTATGAAGTAGCTCACCACCGACCAGAACATCAATCGGAACAACATTTCGAGATTCTTCTCTCGTATTGCCGTTTCTATATCCCCAGCTATGTCCCACGCCGTTGACCACACCAGCTGCCCAAAACGGTATCCAAGCGACTTGAGCCAGCCAAATTCCAATCCCAACAAAGCCAAACAAAACAATATTAATACAAAGCAAAACAAGTACACCAACAAAAGAATACTTACTGTAGACATTTTTTTCTAACCAATCCTCTGGAGTTCCTTTACCATACGTATCAACCATAACTGTGTCTTTGGCTGCCTTGTTATACAAAAAAGCTCCTTTGAACAACACAGTTAACAGTCCGTAATGGACTGGTGAGTGAGGATCTTTCTTTTCATCACAGTATCTATGATGTAATCTATGAACTGCAACCCATTCTTTAGTTACCATTCCTGTTGTCATCCACAACCAGAATCTCATGAAGTGAGATAGGATTGGATTAAACACCAATGATTTGTGAGCCTGACCTCTATGTAGGAACAATGTCACACATATAATAGTAATATGAGTACAAACAAGTAAGTAAATTAACTCAGCCATTATCTTTTTGTCCAATCTGAGAATATAAACCTATCATAATACTCATAGAAATATTTTAAACCTATTTCCATAGGATCGTGAACAGGACCGTAATCGTCAAATCTCAGATTGTTCAAATGATTTCTACCTCTATCCATTCTTTCTGCAATCTCATCATCCTCAAAGCAAGTTTCCATATAAGCTGCTTGATGAGCTTCAACAAACTCCTGCTCAAAGTGAGCAATGTCTTCTGGATAGTAAAAGTCTACTATGTTTCTTGTCTTCTGTGGAGTAACAGGCCATACAGAAGAAATAACAAGTACTTCTGGATACCATTCAACCATCACATTAGGATAGATTGTGAGCCATATAGCCCCAAACTCAGGAACAACACCTTTCCTATAATCAAGTAGTACTTTGTGCCATTGTTTGTATACAGGGGTACCTGCTAACTTCAATTCATTGTTGACTCCTACAGACTGAACAGAGTATCTATCTCCGAACTGCCAGTCAAGTTTACTGCAGTCAACAAAGTTACCTAGTCCAGGATGGAATGGATCAACATGATAGTCATCCAAATAGACTTCGATGAATGTTTTCCAGTTATAATTACACTCATGTTCTTTTCTGGAATGAAAAACATATCCATCAAAATTGAAATGGTTAGCGAGTCTCATTTGTTTGAGATCGCTAACTATATCAAAAGCATTCTTTTCAAACACTAATCCGTTCCACTCCTGTGTCTGAAACTTTCTTAGTGATGCATTGGGACAAGGATCAAAGTGAGGAGCACCAACCAGCTTACCAGATGTATCGTAAGTCCATCCATGTAGAGGACATACTATACTTGATGTTGAGCCAGATCCTTTGAGAATGGTAGCTTGTCTGTGTCTGCAAACATTAGATACACATTCAATACCATTAGACGTATTAAGTAGAAACAATCCATCATCGCTCTGAGGAACAACAGAGTAATTGCCTATCTCTGGTACAAGATGTTTATGACCAACATAATTAGCATGACGAAATAATATGTGCTCTCTTTCAAGAATAGAATCATCAAAGTAAAAATGTGATGGTTTCATCTTAAACTATCCTTCACATGCAAGGCACTCGTTTCCTTCTGCAAGAGCTTTCATATCAATCTCTTCAATCACCTGACGTTCAATACGCTTCGAGACTTTATCTGCTTTTGCTAGCTTCTCGCTTCTGCAATAATATAGACTCTTCAGTCCTTGCTTCCACGCTTGGAAATGCACAGCGTGAAGATATTTAATGTTCACATCGGGTCTAAAGAATAAATTGACTGATTGTGCTTGGTCAATGAACTCTTGACGATCAGAAGCGTGTTGTACAATCCAACGCTGATCAATCTCCATTGATGTTTTAAATACATCTTTAGTCCAATCATCCATCCACTCTAGGTGTTGGACAGACCCATCATTAGCAATGATTGAAGACCATACTTCATCATAGTCTAGATCTTTGTTAAGGTCACACGATCTACGTATGATTCCATCTAGCCACTTATTCTTGTTGAGGTGTGCTCCAGAGAGCGTGTCTTGTCTATATGCATTTGCTCGATAAGGCTCAATGCTAGGGCTAGTGTTGCCCATGATGATAGAAGAGCTAGCATTGGGTGCAACAGCCATGAGATGGCTGAAGCGAAGACCAGTGCCTGCAGCGTCCGGCGCTTCGCCACGCTCATTACCAAGTTCTCGATTGGCTTCATCTAGTTTTGTCCTTATGTGCTTGAAGATTTGTTTGTTTCTTCCAACAGCCATGGATGACTCGAAAGGAATATTGTTGCGTTGTAGATAAGCGTGGAAGCCGAGAGCACCAACCCCAATACTACGCTCACGGGATGCAGAATACTTTGCACGGGAGACTGGATCAGGAGCGTTATCAATAAAATACTGTAACACATTATCAAGCATCTCAGCCGTGTCTCTGAGGAAGAGAGGATCATTTTTCCATTCATCATAATACTCCAAGTTAACCGAAGACAAGCAGCATACAGCTGTTCTATCCTTATCTGTAGGTAGAACAATCTCAGAACAGAGGTTTGATTGTCTAACCTTCAATCCTCTATCCTTCAACCAATGTGGTAATGCTTTGTTACTTGTATCAATGAAGTGTAGATAAGGCTCACCTGTATGCATTCTAAGTTCTAGAATCTGTTGCCACAGTGCCTTTGCTGATACTACTTCACGTACCTGTCTATCATGCGGGTCTTTTAGTTCCCAACTATCGTCAGCATTTGGATCCAACATACACTTCTCAATCAACAGCATGAAATCATCTGTTATGTTGATTCCGTGATGTAGGTTCAAAGCTCTCATATTAGGATCCCCTGTTGGCTTTCTCATATCTAAGAACAAAGCAATATCAGGATGATCGATGTCCAAGTAAGCTGCATAAGAACCACGACGAGTTCTTCCTTGTCTGTACGCTAACGACGATGCATCATAGATTCTAAGGTGTGGCATAACACCAGTAGACTTTTCATCAGCTGAACGAATACCAAATCCAATGCCCACGCCACCACCTAGCATAGACAACCAGTTTGTTTCTGATAGGTTATCTACAAGACCAGCAGAGCTATCATGCATGAAGTTCAAGAAGCACGAGATGGGTAATCCCTTTTGTGTTCTTCCAAAAGAAAGAATTGGTGTTGAGTATGATAACCAGTGCTTCGAAGAATAATCATATAATCTCTGCGCATGCTCTTGGTTAGATGCAAATGCCTTTGATACGTATGCAAACCTATCTTGTGGAGAAAGCTCTGTGTCGAGCATATACGATTCTTTCAATCGTTTCATTCCATGCTCATCAAATAATTTATCTCTTTCTAGATTTATTTCAATTTTGTATTCTGGTAATTGTCTTTGTTTAGGAACAACTGAAAGATGCATCTCTACCTCATTATTGTTATTGTTGGACATATTCTGCAATCATAGGAAATATTTTAGTAAGTTCAACTGCGCATGCTTTGGCTACCTCAGCATGCTCCTTTTGTGTACCGTTACCAGTACGTAATTCAATGTAGTGAATCCAGGATCTAATTGTACCTTGCATATAGAGCCTAGATACAGTTAACCCTTCTGGAAGCACTGCTCTTGCTTGCTCTTTAGCGATACCATTGTCAATCGCCCACTGGTACGCTTGTTTAACTCTTAAAAGAACGCTGGCTTGTTCTTCTTCCCAACGCTCTTTCAAATAATCATTATCGACTTCTATACTATTCTGTCTATTTGTTGTATCTTGTAATCTTGCTTCTCTAAAAGTGAAATCTAGCTCCTGAGTAGGGTCTGCGTAGCGCTGACTAAACTCCTGGAAACTAAAACTTCTATGTCTGAGTATTTGTCTTGCAATGTCTCTTGTTGTTTCTATCTCGAGACATGCTGATACCATTTCGAATGGAGACCAATGTTTATGCTTTATTAAATATTGTATCAACCTCTCAGTTGTATCTGTATTAGACTGATTGGATGGATTTGAAACTCTTGCACAATACCCTATTAGATCCTGTACACCATCTATATTTGCTGGTAATGTTCCATTAGGTTCCGAATAACTTATTAACTTCACTTTCATCTTCAATCCATTTCTCAGTTTGCTCAAATTTCAATTCTTGTACTGTTTTCTGCTCAAATATTTTTCTTGGGTTACCACAAAGCATACATCCTGGCTGTCCACAATCCATAGCATTGTGTTTAGCAAGGCGGTGGGCTTCTCTCTCGTATAACTTGATGACTCCTCTTTGCTTCGCTATCTTAAGTTGTTTCTTTATGTGATTTTGCTTCTGAAGTATTCGTCTTGAATGTTTAAGTTTGGAAGGTTTTGTTTCATCGTTCATCTCCATCGTTGATTGAAGC